AAGCAAAGATTTTGACGAAGAAATTACTAAAAAGAAATTTTATTCTACTGTGATTGGAACAGATAAAGTTTCAATTATTATTCTCTGTTGGAATAATTCAAAATATACTAAAGAATGTGTTGAGCAACTCTATAAAGTTACCCCCCCAGGATTTGAATTGATTCTTATCGATAATGCTTCTACTGACAATACAAAGGCTGTTTTCCAACAATTAAAGAAAAAATATAAAGACATTAAACTAATTTTCAATAAAACTAATTTAGGATTTGCTAAAGGCAATAATATTGGCCTTAAACAGGCGACTAAAGATTATATACTTTACCTTAACAATGATGCTCTCCCACAATGGGGTTGGTTAGAAGGGATGATGGAGGTTTTAGAAACAAAGAAAAAGTCTGGAGTTGTAGGAGCTACATTGTATTATCCAAGGGGCCAATCAACAAATTGGATAATTCAACATGGAGGCATTGTTTTTAAAAATGGTGAACCAAAACATATTGATAGAAATAAACAAGAATCTGATATAAGAAAAATAGGAATTGAAGAAATGGAAGCAGTAACTGGAGCTTGTATGCTTGTTAGGAAATCTCTAGCAAAATTTAATGAAAGATTTATAAGGGGATATTGTGAAGATATAGATTTATGTTTAAGGGCTAGAGAAAAAGGCTACAAGGTTTATATTAACCATGAAGCACGACTTATTCATTATGAGGGAGTAAGCCAACTTGTTGCTAAAGCAAAAGATGAGAAAAAATTTGATGAAATTAGTCTGAAGAATAAAGCATTACTTCATAGTCTCTGGGATAAAAAAATGACAAAGTTACCAAAAATTGATAATATAATAAATATGTCAAATACAGGTGAAAAACAAAATGTAGAAATAGGAGGAGGAGAAAATCCCTTATATCCTGATTATACTCAAATAGATTTGAGAAAATTGCCTAATATTAAATATCAAAACGATGCTCGATTACTACCCTATCCTTCCAATTCTTTATTAAATATTTGTTCTTGTTATATGCTTCAATGTTTATCCCAAAAAGAAGCAATGCAGGCATTAAAAGAATGGTATCGTTGTTTGAGACCTGGAGGGAAACTAGAACTTCATATTCCCGATTTAGATAAAGTAGCACGAATGCTTATTGCTACACAAGACGAGAATCTATTAAAAGAAATTTACGGTGAACAAAAACATGAATTAGATTATTATCAATGTGGCTGGACGCTTAAAACAATAGACATACTTTTATCAAAAGTTAATTTTGTAAGAGTGCTTCTCACAGAAAAACCTAAAAAGAAGCCTTATTCTTTATCAGTGGTAGCATATAAACCAAAATGAGAGTAGCAGTCGGCATAATCGCATGGAATCGCCCGCAATATCTTGAGCAATTAATAAAGACACTTGAGGCTAATGATTGTTCTGAGATAGACTTTCACCTTTTTCAAGATGGGGCAGTTTGTGAATTTACTGGTGATAAACTCACCGAACCAGACAAAATTACTGAAAGTGTAAGAGTATTCAAAGAATCAAAGCTCCCTAATAAGCATTATCATATTAGAGATAAAAATGTGTCAATTGCTATTAACCAATTTGAAGCAATGAGAACTCTTTATGAGAACTATCCTCGTTTTATCTTTTTAGAAAACGATGTTATTGTCAGCCCTAATTTCATTACAATAATGAAAAAATTGCTCGAACAATATGAGAAAGACAAAAGAGTTGCTTGTATCTCTCCTAATTTTAGATTGTTTTGCAAAAAAGAAGAAGTTGAACAAAATATAGATAAATTAACATTTTTCAATGGGCATTTTTGGGCAGAGGCTTGCTGGTCTGAAAAATGGAAAATAATAGAAAAAGAATATATGGCTTATTATAATTTGGTAAAAGATAAGCCGTATAAGAAAAGAGATGGAGGGGCAATTAGAAACCTATTTAATAGCAGTGGTATAAAAATGCCAGCAACCTCACAAGATAGTGGGAAAGATTGGGCAATAACCAAGACAGGAATGAAAAGAGCAAGATTGGTAGTTAATAGGGCAACTGGGATTGGCGATTATGGGGTTCATAACACACCTGAAAAATTAAAAAGGATGTCTGACGGGCACAATAAAATATATTCTTTTGAAGAAGAATTAAAAATTGAAAAGTTTAGATTATGAAAATAAGTGTTTGTATCTTTACCTATCTGAGACCTCATGTTTTAGAAGAACAATTACAATCAATTAAGGAACAAACAATCCCTGTAAATGAAATTATTTTAGGTCATTTAAAAAACGACAAAACTCCCAATTTTAATTTTAAAGATTATAAATTAATTCAATTTCATTTCGACCCTGGTATTCACGCTAAATTCATTGTCGCAACAGCAGTACAGGCAAATACCGACTTTATCGTTATTATTGATGATGATATTATCCCTGGTAAAAAATGGCTTGAAAATTGTTTGGCAAGCTACAAAAAAAAAGAGGGTGTTTATGGTATTCTAGGCTTTAATCTAGACTCCAATTCTCCTAGTGGTTGCAGGCATAGTGCAGGAAAAGAACAATTGAATAAAGAAATAGTTCAAGTAGATTTTTTAGGGCAAGGATGGTTCTTTCCTTTTAAATACCTTCGATATATGTGGTCAAAGCCTTTCCCTTTTTATAATCAAAATGGGGATGATATTTGGTTTAGTTATCAATTATACAAGCATGGGATTAAGTCTTTTATCCCACCTTACCTACCAGACAATCCTGAAATGTGGGGTAATAAAAAAATGGTAGCAGGAAAAGAGTCTTTATCCTTGCGAGATAAACATCACAATGAAAATAGGAAAAGATTAATTGAAATAGGAAAAGAAAAGGGATGGAGGTCAATACAATGAAAATTTCTTGGGTAGCCGACTATTCAACTAAAGAACATCAAGGAGGGGCACAGCAAACAAATAAACTAATGGTTCGTTATGGCAGAAAAATAGGTCATGAAATCGAATATATGCTTCCCTCTAAATCTCAATTTAGCATTTCTAAATTAAAAAAAGTTAATTTAGTTATCATAAACAATTTGACAAGATTTGAACCTTCTCAAATTAACTGGATTATTAAAAATAAGCCATACATTAAATATGAACATGACCATGCTGCTGCTAGGCTTATTGGTAAATTTCCTAAACTGTTTTTATCTTCAAGATTAAATATCTTTCTTTCACCATTACATTTGCAAGGAATATCAAAGCTAGTAGGATACAAAATACCAAGGTCGGTAATTATCCCACCACCAATGGATACTAAAACTTTTAAAATAACGAATAAGAATAGAATCAAAAACAGTGTTTTTTTCTGTGGCAATTTATCTCCAACCAAAGGGATAAATAAGATGATTGACTATTTGAACGCCAATAAAGAAAAAAAGTTATTCCTAGCAGGATGGAATGAAAATCAAGCAAGAAAGTTAATTAATATGAAAAATGTTACTTTTTTAGGGAAAATACAACATGATAAACTACCCGAAGTGTATAATAGATATGAGTCATTTATTCTTTTACCTACAAAAGAAGAGGCTTGTAGTAGAGTTGTATTAGAGGCTTATTTATGTGGATGTCACTTAATAACTAATAAAATAGTTGGAGCTATGAGTTATAAATGGGATTGGAAAAACTATGATAAAATAAAAGCAAAGGTAGAGAGTGAAAGTCAATTTTGGGGATTAATCAATAAATTAAAATTATGAAGAAACCAACAATAGCAGTTGCCACTATTACTAATTCAGATAGGCAATATATGATGCCTAATTATTTTAATTCTTTAGTTGATTTAAAGCCTGATGAGGTATGTATTCTTGATACAACGATTGATGAAAAGAAATCAGAAGAATTTCAGAATTGGCTAAAAGAACAAGCCAAAAAATGTAATTTACCCCTTAAACTTAAATATCTAAAATGGCCTGGCAATTTCTCGGTTGCTAAGAATACCAATTTAGATAGATGTACAACTGATTGGATTTTTGATTTAGATTCTGATGAAATGCTAACTAAGGAAATAAGTAAGGATTTGAGAAGCAAGTTAGCAAGTTTACCCCCTGAATCTTTAGTTCTAAGAACTGGCATCCTTAATTTATTAGACGATAAACATTGTATTGCAGCAAAGTTGTCTCAAGGCAAAAGGTCTACTAGTGGTCATCATGGTAGGATTCTCAAGAGAGGTTCTGGGAAATATGTTGGAAGTCTTCATGAGCAATATATTTATCCAGGAAGAAATAAAATCCCTTGGGATTCACCAAAACATCCCAAAAAGGATTGGTTTGGATATTATTATCTTCATTTATGGCTTTATAAAGACAACCCTCTAATAAGACAGGAATGGGCAACACAAGACTATAGATACCAACTTAAAAAATTAAATGATAAAATTTCTAAAGAAGATTGGGCTATGCTTACACAAAAGATTATAGCTCATCGTAGATGGAATGTTATTGATGTGCCCAAAGGTGTTACTTGGTTTCCTATTTCTTGGAAAATTGATAAAAATTTATGGAAAAAAAGATAATAAGAGTTATGCCTAAAAAAATCTCAATTTACGATAATAACGAGAAATTAGCCTATAATCCCAACACAATGAAAAATGTTGGAGTTGGGGGCACACAGACAACTATTGTCAATGTCGCCAAAGAATTGGCTAAAAGAGGGCATGAAGTAATTGTTTACGTGAAATGTAATTTCCCTGATATTTATGATGGTGTTAAATATTATCAATACTATGATTACAAACCTTTAAGTGAAGATATTTTAATTGGATTTGAAAGTTTGCCTAAAATTTATAGTGCTGGAAAAGTGTTTAATTGGTCAACAAGAGTTGCTATTGAAGATGTAGTTAAATATCCAAGTGTTGATAAATTAATTGTGTCAAGTGAATGGCATCGGGATAGATATGCTTCTGAATTGCCCAATGAATTAGTGAAAAAGATGGTTGTCATTGAACCTGGGGTAAGTGATAAATTCTTTCAAGATACCAAAAAATGGGAGTTTAGTATTACTTATGCTGGGCACCCCTATAAGGGTGGCATGGAAGCTCTTATTGAAACAACAAGACGATTAAAACCAAAGATACCTAATTGTCAAATTCATGTTCATGGAGGAGGAGGTTTATGGGGTTGGGATAACGAACAATATCGCCCTCTTTACGATAAATTAATTCATTCAAAGATTCTTTTTCATGGGCAAGGTGGTAAAAAACGTATGATTAGTCAATTTAATGGCTCCCAGATTTTCTTATACCCTACTGGGAAGAAAATCCAAGAGGCATTTTGTTTGGTAGTTTTAGAGGCTATGGCGGCTGGATGTGTAGTTATTGCTAGTGATAACGGCAATATCAAAAACCTAGTTAGCGATGCTGGATATGTCATTCAAGGAAGCATTAAAGATTATAAATGGCATTTAGAAGCAGTTGAAAAAATAATGAAATTGTTTCAAAATAATTCTTTAATGAGCGAATTAAGTAAAAAGGCAATAAAAAGAGCAAAAGAATTTACTTGGCAAAAGACAATAGATAATCTAGAAAACTTATTTAAATGAAAGGAATAATATTTTTCCCTCCAGGCATAGGTAATCCTGTTGAGAAGGCTAGACTATTAGCTCAATATTTAAATTTTGAACTGCGACTCGCTGATGATTGTGACCCTCAGCAACTAAAAGCTGAAGGAATAGATATTGTCATCAATTTAGGGCGACCCAATAATAACCACCCACACAGCATGCGGGGTTTAGTAAAACTAGATAAAGATATTAAACTAATTTCTTATTTTTGGGATTTACACTTCCTTAATAAAAAGTTTTTACCTCTAATGAGTAATGTATTAGAGAGAAGTGATAAAATACTTTGTAGTTATGATGAAAATTTTAGAAGGTTATGGTCTCAATATTTGTATAAATACGAATGTATGCCCCATTTCGTTTCCCCTTATGAAAGCTACACTCAATTGCCTTATAACAACAAACCTATTATGAAAGCACTCCTTACTGGAACAATAATTGAGTGGTGGTACCCACTTAGATGTTTTATAAGAGATTTGAATTACCATTATATAGATATATTGCCCCGTTCAGGTTCTTCACTTTATCCAGCGAAAACCGATTTAATAGGAGATGATTACATCAGGGAATTAAATAAATACTTTTGCAGCATTGCTACTTCTACTCGATTTAAAAGAGTAACAATAAAACACTTCGAAATAGCAGCAACTGGAGCTTTACTATTAGCAGACTATGTTGAGGGGCTTAAAAGTATAGGTTTTATTGAAAACAAACATTATGTCAGAATTGATAAGGATAATGTTAAAGCAGTCATAAAAGATGTAATAGAAAATCCTGAGAGGTATGAGAAGATTAGGAGAGAGGGCAGAGAATATGTTTTGAAAAACCACACAATACTAAATCGAGTAAAACAATTCAAAAGAATAATTAAAGAAGTTAAATTCAATTAACGAATAACTAATAAAATATGTCTTTAACTCAAATAATAGAAAAAGTTAATAAAGTTAAAGGTCATTTTAGAGATGACCAAATGACATTTCTTTATCCTTTTGTAAAAAGATTAAATCCTAAAGGGTTATTAGTAGAAATAGGAACATATCGTGGAAAATCTGCTAAATTTTATTCATTAGCCAATCCAGAGATTAAAATTTTGACTATAGATTTGGTATTTTTTAAACATCCTCGTCATGAATCTGAAGGTGTTTATATTGACGAAAAAGTGTTAAAAAATGGGAATATCTTTCAAGTAAAAGGAGATTCTCCAGAAATAGCTAAAAGGTTTAATTGGAAGATTGACTTTCTATTTATAGATGGTGACCATAAATATTCAGTCGTTAAGAAAGATATTACAGGTTGGGCACCTCATGTTAAAGTAGGTGGCTATATTGCTTTCCATGATTACTATCCAACTCATTCAGCTGGTCAAGGCAGAGAAGTCGCTGATGCAGTAGATGACTGGGTTAAAGATAATACAGAGTTTGTAAAAGTTACCCACTCTTGTAACATATACATAGCTAAGAAAAGCATTGAATAATGTTGTTAATTTAGAAATATGACTTTAGGAGAAATAAAACAAAAATTAGCACCAATAGAAGCCTTGGCTCATCCAAAACAAAACGAGTATCTGCGGAATATTAAGAAGTGGAAAATGGCAATCCTTTATAGATTATCGAAAAAGGTTCCCCTTAATGGTATTGTTGTAGAAATTGGAACTCGTTATGGCTCGACAGCAATATTAATGGCTCTTACAACAAAGCCTTCTGTCAAAATACATTGTATAGAATTAGATATCCTTCCTGAATTGGCAAAACATATTAAAGAATTTGGAATGTCTGGCAAAATTGCTATTTGGGTAGGGAAATCCTACGATGTTGGAAAACTATGGGTAACTCCGATTGACCTTTTATTTATTGATGGAGACCATAGTTATAAAGGAGTTATGAGTGATAACAAAACGTGGATACCTTATGTAAAAAAGGGAGGGATTATAGTCTGGCATGACTACTATAACAAACTTCCAGGATGCCAAGAAGCTGGGTTAGCAACTGATGATTTCTTAAAGAAATCAAAGGAGGATTTTGAAATCATCATGCCAGAAACCGCAGAAAAAGTTATCCGTGTTGTTAGAAAAGACACACCTAGTAAAGTCAGAAATTAAAAGCGATATTATGAATATAGCCTGTGTTATTCCAACTATCAGAGAGAAATCTCTTGCAGAATTTGTAAAAGCGTGGAAACCTTTAATTAAAAAGCATCACATTGACTTAATTATTATTAGAGATGGCGATAATCCTATTCTTTCCCATAATGACATCAAAATGAATGTTAAAGATGTAATGGGACAGTTTTCTCACCTAATTTATAATAAAAGCGATTGTGTAAGAAATCTAGGCTTTGCTTATATTGCTAAATATCTTCCCGATATTAATTACATTCTTACCCTTGATGATGATGTGTTGCCAATAGGCGACCCCATAGAAGCTCATTTAACAGCCTTAAAACAGGCGAAACCAATTAATTGGCTATCTACTATCATTGATGAATATCCTCGTGGCTTTCCTTACGGTATTCGTGAGGAAGCAGAGGTAGTTTTATCTCATGGTATTTGGCGAGGGGTAGCCGATTGGGATGCACCTACCCAATTAGTTAAAGGCAACCATCCTGTGAAGTTTTATAAAGGCCCAATACCAAAAGGGATTTACTACCCAATGTGCGGTATGAACATAATGTTTAAGCGAAAAATGCTTCCTTATATGTATTATGCCCCGATGGGTCATCGGGTTGGTATGGATAGGTTTGCCGATATCTGGCTAGGGATAATCTCCAAGAGAATTGCTGATAAAAAAGGTTGGGCCGTTATGACTGGATATGCTGAAGTTTTACACAAGCGAGCTTCTAATGTTTGGGCAAATCTCAAGAAAGAAGCAATAGGGTTGGAACTAAATGAAGATTTTTGGCAAGGGATAGAAACTCATCCTTACTTTAAAGTGTATAATAAAACAAGAAAGCAATGGGAGAAGTTAATTATTAATTATGATTTAAGATGAAAATAACCACTGTAATTTTATTCTATTATCAGCAAAGGAGGCAAAACTTACCGAAACTGGTTGATACCTTATTAAATGGCTCTAGAAAACCTGATAAAATTTTAATATTAAATAACAATCCTGATGTAACACTAAAGCCAATAAAAGGCACTACGATTTTAAACAGCTCCCAAAACTTCGTTACCAGAGCACGCTTTGCTATCGCCCTATTAGAACCAAGTGATTATTATCTTTTTGTTGATGACGACTTAATGGTAGAAAAAGATACTCTCAAGAATTTCGAAAGATATGCTGATAGTGATTATTGTTTGGGTTATTTTGGAAAAAATATTGATTGGGGCAAAAAAGATAAATATACTAGTGCGATTACTGTCAAAGCAACAGAAATAACCGAGCCTATGATTGTTGATGTCATTGTTGGTAGAATATATTTAGTGTCAATGAAAGCATTATTAAACTTTTTTAGAGTAGAACCGAAACTGGCAATGACAAAAAATAGATATTTGAGAAGTGTTGAAGATGTGGCAATAAGCAGTTTTAACAAATGTAAAATAATCCCTGCTAAAGATTGGAGTTTTATTCATAGTTTTGAAGAAGACAAAATCGGTCTCAGTCATAACCCACAACACTTATTGGCAAGAAACCAGTTCTTAGAAAAAGTTGCTTTAATAAAAAAAGGTAAGACTATAATATGCCAAGCGAAGAAAGAGAAGCTGTTTTCAAAATAATGGAGCATTATAAAAGGCTCTTAAGACCTGATAATAGGGGTTGGAAAGTGTTAGAGGTTGGAATTGATGGCGATCCCCATCCAGGTGGAAACTATAGACATTTTGGCATTGGAAATGATTATAAAACGCTAGATATCCTTAAAAGAGTTAATCCTGATATTGTTGCTGATATTTGCGATACAAAACTTCCAGGGAAGAAGTGGGATTTAATTATCTTTAGTCAAACAATAGAACATATTTTTGATTTTAGAGCCGCAATTAAAGAATGCTATCGCTTACTCAAATCAGGTGGGTTTTTAATTATTGATTGCCCATTTGTTTATCCCTATCATGCGGCAGAAGGATATGATGACTATTGGAGAATATCACATACAGCCATGAAAAAATTACTAGAAGAAGTAGGATTTGAATACGGCAAAACACTTTCAGTTAATAAAATATTAACATCAGCAATGGTGAGAAAACCAAAATGAAGGCTAAAGATATTATACAAGTTTTAAAAAAAGAAATCGATTGGTGTTTAGAGCATCCTGCTACTAGTCTATCTAGGCAGTTTCAAAAAGGTTTTGGAGCGGGATTAAAGCAAGCAATACATTTAGTTACTGAATTGGAAAAAATAGATAAAAAATGAAAATTTGCTTTTTGGATTTCGATGACTTTGGCGAACAAAACAATCGCCTAGACTGGCTTTGGATGCTTAAAGAAGAGTTTCCTAAGTTTAAGGTGAATCTATTCACTTGTGTTGGTAAGTGTAACCCTCAATTTTTAGAATATATAAGCACCTTACACTGGATTCAACTTTGTTTTCATGGATGGAATCATGTCAATTATGAAGATGTTTCGGAAAAAGCATTATCTATGGCTGTTAAAGATTTTGGTTTTGCTAAAATATATAGAGCACCCTACTGGAATCTTTCAGATAAAATGTATGAAAGATTGAAGAAATTAGGTTTTAAAATTATGCTTCATCCTGATGACCCTAGGCAAGGAATTAAATATAATTGGAACATTAAAAATAGCCCACCTTCTTTAGATATTCTCTATGGGCATGGTCATATCCAAGATACTCAAGGAAATGGGCTGGTTGAGGCGTTTGAAAACATTATGAAATTACCTAAGGATACTGATTTTAGGTTTTTATCAGATACATTGAAAAGGAATATTAGCTTAAAGAAAAAGGGATATGAAAAATGGTATAGCTCATCTATCTATGAAACCTATATGGCTGCTCTAGAGGAGCATACAGGTTTTAGCAGAGAGCAAATCCAAGAGAAAGGGAATAATTTTGCTCATAATGAATTCAGACAAAGTTTCACCCCAGAAATTACTAAAAGTTATAAAAAAACAAAAGAACATTATATGAAAAACGACCAATATATGTTCCGTAACCCTTTTTATTATAGAAATAGAGAAGCCCAAGTCTTTGGCAAATATGCGGATGTAATAAAAGCAAATCCAGGGCCTGTTTTAGATTATGGCTGTGGTGCGGGTGTAATAGATGAATATTTATATAGACAAGGGATTAAAGATATTACACTTGCTGATCTGTCAGGGCCAACATGGAATTTTGTAAAGTTCTTTTTTGGAAAACGAGTTAAATATGAAAAAGATGTTGAGAATATTAAAGGTATGTATAAATGGATTTTTTCAATGAGTGTTCTAGAACATATCCATGACCCGCTAAAGGTTGTTAATATGTGGGGAAAACACCTTTTGCCAGGAGGAAAAATTATTGGAGATATGGCTAGAGATGTTGGAGGGGAACATTTAGAAGTAGCAATTAAACAATATGACGAGGTTACAAAAAGAATCGCTGAAATAAACAAAAGAAATAATGAAAAAACCTAAAACTAGCGTCATTATTGCTACTCACAATCGCCCTCAACTTTTACAAAGGGCAATTGATAGTGTTTTGGCTCAAACCCTTAAAGACTTTGAATTGATTGTGATAGATGACCATAGCGACAAGCCTCCCAATATTAAGTTGCCCGAAGGCGAAGATAGACTGGTTGCCATGAGATTACCTCACAATACTGGCTATGCAGTTAAGCCAAGAAATGTGGGCATTATGATAGCTAGGGGAGACTATATTAGTTATTTAGACGATGACAATGTTTATCTCCCTAATCATTTAGAAGTGCTTTATGAGGCGATTACTAAAAACCAAGCTGATGTTGTTTATGGAGATAGGGTTTATAAAAGTAATAATCCTAATGAAACTAAGTTCATGGGGAAACAAAGCTATCCCTACGATTTAAGGCAGATTGAAATGGGAAACTATATTGACACCTCTGACATTATGCATACAATTCAGGCTATTAACGACATAGGCTATTGGGATATCTTCTGGGAGAGAAAAGCCGACTGGCTGTTAATGGTAAGGTTCGGCAAGGCAGGTATGAAAATAGTTCATGTTCCAGAGATAATAACAGAATATCATTGGCATGAATCTAATATTGGGCAGATGAATCCAGATGGCGGATTATACCCACAATCTACAAAAGATTCTAGAAAACATATTCAAAATTTAGCTAAAAATGTAAGTAAAAGATAATATGTCAAGGAAAAGTTGTATTTATTGTGTTTTGAAACATATTGCTCAGGCGGCGGCTTTATTAGATGAGTCAAGGCTTGGATACCCTTTTCACAAGTGGTATGCCGTAGGTCATTTGGCTGAGGCTGAGAGTGAAAGCCGTGATGACTGGCCAGAATTAGCTCAAAAAATTAGAGATTTCAGGTTAGAAATTATGCGGATAGACAAGGGCTCAGACTGGAAAGAGCCTTCTTCCGATTTATTAATTATGGAAGCCTGTGCTTTTGGAGATGTGCAAGATGATATTATTTTAGATAATAAAAAAAATAGCAAACAAATTATAGTAAAAGATGGAAAGATTCTTAAAACAGATACTAGGAAGGAGATGGATAAAAAATGAAAATAGCATTATTCACCCTAACAAAAGACAGGTTTGCTTATACCAAAAGAACATTTGAGAGTCTTGCTAAAAAGACTCATATTCCTTATGACCATTTTGTTATTGACCAAGGCAGTAAAGATAAAACTGTAAAATGGCTTAATCAATTTCATAACCAGTTAGGCAAAGTCTATGTTTATTCTCTTGCTATGAATATTGGAATTAATCGAGGTGTTAATTTTGCTATTGATAGAATTGGCGATAAAGTCGACGTTATAGTGAAATTGGATAATGACTGCGAAATTGAAACAGATGGTTGGCTAAAGAAATGCTTAAGGGTTTTAAGACCCAAACTCTTGCTTTCTCCTTATGTAAAGGGCTTAATAGACAATAGAGGGGGAGTTAATAGAATAGAATTTGATAACAATATAATTGGCTATACCCCTTTTATTGGCGGAATTTGTATGATAGGATTAAGAAGAGCGTGGAAAGAAGACTCTGGAGGTTGGGAATATCCTGTTCCTAAACATGCTGGAGGCGATAAAGCTTTTTGTGGTAAACTATCTTTAGTAGGATATAGATTCGGATATAAAGAGGATGTTATAATAAGACATCTAGACACTACTGCTGGGCAATACGAACGTTATCCTGAATATTTTGAAAAAAGAAAAACAGAAAGAAGAATAATGTTATAATATGAGCTTAGATGAGATATTATCAGATATAACGCCGACAGATAAACCTTTAAAGGATAAAATGAAATTGCCAATCAAAAAGTATAAATGTCAAAGGTGTGGTACAATATTTACTGAAGAAGTAAATAAAAAGTTTATTAAGACTATAATGTCTGAATGCCCTAAATGTCACTCAACAGAGGTTCTTCTAATAAAAACTATTGAAACTAAAGCAAAAAAGTAGTATCATTTGACAAATAGAAATAGTATTTATATACTTATCTTAGTTTAAAGGTTCAGTAAAGAGTTCCAGTAAAAGTCATAGGCTCATAAGAGTCATAGGCTTGTTGGAACTTTTTTTATTGGGAAATGTATATTATTTACAATTGTGGGCACTATGTAGCACTCACAATAACAGCAAAAAGCGGAAAGAAATACAGTTTTAAGAAAGGGTTTGTTACAGAAGTAGATGATAAAGATGCGGAATACTTTTTAGAAAAGACATCAAGAAATATTTCTTGGTGCCCTAGTAATGATAGAAATATACCGCCTTTTATGAAACTTGAAGACTGGTGTGTAGGCAAAAAGGGAAGATTCGATAGCCAACCCTTTAAAATATACGACCCAGAAAAATATAAAGATTTATTTCTTTTAAAATAAAAAAATATGACAGATACCAAAGTTCAAAGATTTAAATTTACTATCCCCATTCTCAAAACAAGCGTTAAAATCGTTAAAGATAAGGATGGTAATGAAATTGAAGAAAGATATGTTGAAGGAATCGCTTCAGGAACAGAACTAGACTTACATGGCGATAGAATGGCACCCTCAGCCATTAAATCAATGGCAAAATCCCTTAAACAGCATGTTATTGCTTTAAATGCCGAACATGACACCTCTTGGTTAGGAGAATTAGGAGATATTAACAAATTAGCAGTTGCTGAAAATAATGACTTAGGGATTAAGGCTAAATTAAATGAGATGAGTTCTGCTAAAGACTTATGGTATGCTTTAACGGAGAAAAACAAGAAACTTGGTTTATCAATAGGTGGTTATGTTAAAGACTATGAAATGGTTAAAGAGGGCGAGGGAGATGACGCAAAATGGGTTCGTCTTTATAAAGAGATTGACTTAGACCATATTGCTGTTACCTCAAGCCCTGCTTATCCTAAATCTTGGATTTCAAATATTGCCAAATCAATTAAAATAAAAGATGACAAAAAGTTAATAATGAAAGTGAGAGAAAAGAATGAAAAGAAAAGCAGAAGAAGTCAGAGAGATAAAAAATTAAGAACATTAGCAAGGAAAATAGTAAAGAAGATACAGGTAATGGAAGCAGATTTGCTTCTTGAGTTAACATACACAGGGTTACAAGCCTGTGATGAGTCTCTATTATTAATTATCGAAAGGAGTCTTAATATGGCTAAAAAAGATATCTCACTGGAAGCTGAGGAAGCCAAGAAAAAGGCTGATGCCAAAAAGTCTAATCTCAAAGACAAAAAGGATAAAACCTTAGCGGCCCCAGATAATGAGAAATCCAAAGAGGAAAAAGCCGAAGACAAGGAAGAAAAAGAGGAAAAATCTAAGGATAAAACATCCAAAGATAAAGCCTCTATTAAATCTAAGTCTAAAGCGATTAAATCTAAGGAAGTGAGCAAAAAGACGAGCGAAAAAGAATCTGTCGATGCTGAGAAAGCAGATCTTCTAAAAACCGTTGAGGATATGTCTAAAGGTTTGAAAGAAGTTCTAAAAAGCAACGAGAAACTCGCCGAGCGAGTTGAAGAACTTGAAGCTCAGCCAGCAGGTCGTAAGACCGTAGAGATTAAGAAAGAACTTGGTGATGAAGACAGCGGTGACAAAACTGCTGAAGAACTTACTAAAGAAAGAAACAAAAAGATTGAGGAAGCAAGAAAGGAATACAAGAACGACCCAAATCTCTTCGCTAGGGTTCAAAGAATCCGTGTCGAGTATGCTCAAAAGGTACAAGATTAATAAGTAAAAGTGTTAGGATATTATTATTATTTTAAAGAAAGCTAATAAGTATGGAAAAAAATACTCAACAAAATTTGAGGAAAACCTTACTTGAAGCTGCTGGGCTCTTAGAAAAGTCAGCAAAGCTATCTCATGGCGTGGATGAAGCTGCATCTATGCTCATGAAAGATGCCATTTATACTACAACCTCTGGAGCGTTCGCTCAGCGAGA